GTGCAGACATCAATCTTTTGAATTGATACTGGCTTACCGTTTACAATCGTTTCAAAGCCAAGTTGAATAACCTTACCAGCACCACCAATGTTTATGATACGGTTATCGAAGGCTGAACCACCGTATTCACCAATGTTGTATTCAGCGATATTGTACTCAGCAACTGCTGCATTAGCAAGGTTGAAAGTACGACTGTTGTAAATATCAGTGTAGTCATAACCAAACTTCAGTGAAATAGGATAACCTTGTCCACCGATAGTTGTGACGCCTACTTTCTTCATGATCTTCAGTGCAGTTGGTACACCGAAGTCAAAGTAGTTCGTATAATAACGTAACAAGAAGGTTGCACTATCGTCTAAATAACCATCATATTTACCAATGTATCCGGCTAATCCAAATAACAGGTCTTTGTTCTGTCGATAACAAAATGTCTTAGGAATCAAACCATCCCAAGTCGTAGCTCGTGCAGCACCATTAGGCAACTGCATACGAACATCTAAACAATACAATATACCTGAAGTTGGGAACGTAATGAGATAAAAACCTTCTTTGTCTGAGTACGTTGCCTTAATGTTAATAGCAGACTCAATTGAAACTGCTGTAATAAGATCGTCACGGACATTAGCACTCAGATCACGCATCGGAGCAGACTTCTCCTGGATCACACGCATCAGTGACTTTACACCACTGTCAGACAGGAAAATCACATCTGAGCCTGTGGTCACAATCGTGTCCCTACCGAAGCAGCCAACACCTGTGATAGCGTCCTGTAGCGACAGTGAAGATGGTTCCTGTGCATTATTGTAGATCAGAATCTGCCTACGACCAAAGACAATCAGGAATCCGTTATGGGCTGCTAAGCCTACAATCTCATCAGCACCTGCAGGCCACACATAAGACACATCTAAGGTGCCTGCTGTGCCTGTAGACAACACATAACCTGCTGATAAGTCAGAGAACTGTATGGTTGTCTTGTTTGATCCGTTAGTTGCTGTCCACGTACGACCATAAGCCGATATAGCACAGTTATTCTGTGATACAGTGCCTACATAGCCAGTCTTCTCAGACACACGCCTGAAGGTCGTTGTAGACACCGCAGGATCAAAGATTAAAGGATCGTGTCCAGTCTGATACAAGTACAAGATACCGTTCAGAGCAGCCATCTGCCAGTTATCAGCCGTGATCGTAGGTGCTACACCGCCACCACCGTAGGTCAGTGTCGTCAGTGTACTGCCAGATAGCTTATACAGCTTGTTGTTACCAGCAGCGATCAGGTACGCAGTACCGTCATTGGCAATCAACTCACCGATAGCTTTTACATCAGCAGTACCTAAGTCAACATTACCTAAGTGTTGCTTTACCCAACCCTTACGGGCACCAATACGACCAAACTTGTCAATAACACAGTTAGCAGCTACAGTAGCATATCCAGACTCCAAGGACACCACAGAATCCTGCGTGTTCAGGCCCATGAAGCCTGGAGCAGAGATAGAAGTGGTTAAGAGTTTAGCTACCATTATGCCTCCGTCCAAAGTACCTGTTCATCATATCGGTTTGCCTCCAGTGCAATCGCATCAGCCAAAGACAAGCGATATTTCTGGTACAGTTCAGAGAAGGATTGACCACCATCTTCACCTCGTTCAGCCACTGCGTTAGCATACGCAAGCATCTGAACCAAGTGCGGAGGAACCTTGACAGTATCAGCATCATTAACTAGGTCAGTCTGTGGAATCCACATATTGAACCGTAGTGAATAGACTTTATCAGGCTGAGGCCACAGTTCTACCTTAGTGTCACCGCTACTGTCCATTCCCTTGAAGTTGTAGTAGATCGGAGCAGCATTCTGGACATCAGCAAGATAATATTGACGATCAATCCATGCACCGTCTGCCTGACCCATCGGGATGTCCTCAGTGTCGTTAAGGACAATCTCAACCCTGAACCTGTTACCAGACCCAGTAAGGGTGTATTCACGTTGTCCTGCGACAGTGGGCACTACAATCGTAGACTCTAGTGCATTCCAAGAATAAGCATCTTCTACTTCTCGTTTAGCATCATTGACCAAGACACCAATCAATGAACTGTAAGGTGTATCGCCTATAGAGGACACTGCAGGTTCCCTAAGACGGATAAGAACATTATTAACTAAATCTAAGTATGTTTTTAACATTGTTTGTCCTTAGTGTTGTCTTAGATAAACATTATAAGCCCAGAAGCAAATCTTGTCAAGCATTATTTTATTAGTGTTGTAATTTAGCAACAAGCTGCACGAAAGCAAAGATGACAACAACGATTGCCCAAGCACCCATGCCCATGTTCACCCATCGTTCAACCTTACGATCAACTTTATGATACTTAAACTCTAAGTCTTCAGTCTTGTCTTCTAAGCTAGTAATACGAACACCTTGAGCAGTCTGACGCTCTTCAACGAGGATCAGACGAGTTACAGCATCAGTAAGTTTATCTACTTTTGTTTCGATTCGTTTCAAATCCTCATTGAATCCAGCATCCATGTTACTTCATCTTCTTCTTGGGTTTAGACATGCCAGCCTCAGACAGAGCGATTGCTACAGCCTGCTTACGACTCTTAACAACTGGGCCTTTCTTGCCACTATGCAGAGTACCTTCTTTGTACTCTTTCATGACTTTACCAACTTTGTCTTGCTTCTTCATGCTTTCTCCTAGAGCTTGCTAAGAACACTGTCCCACACATAATAGCAAAGAACTAATAAGAATACAATCGCAGTAAGATAAAAACCATTAGCAATTGTTTCTTGTTTACGCTTCTTTGCTGCTTTGACAGCTTGTTCTCGCTGTCTCTTGATTTTAACTCTTTCAGCCATCATGGACTGATAGGCTTCCTGTCCATAAACACCAGCTATAAGAATATAAAGTTCATACTCCATCTTCTTTAGCTGTTGTCGATGAACAATGATGTCTAAGGCTTCCTGTTCAATTGATCCTTTACCAAGAAATTTACCTTTCTTGAGGTCATTCTCTTTTTTGGCAGCACTTTCGTTGAAGGACTGGACAGCCGAGTACCATTTACCAAGCTGTCCTGCTACACTTTCAATTTCTTTGCCAGCCTTTACGAGCTTCTGTACGGTGTTAAATGCCGTAACAGCTACTCCAAAGGCTGTTACCGGATCAATCATTTAGTCCTCTTTAGTTACTCCAGGGAACACCAGCAGCCGATACGGGGTTCTTCTGTAGCTCAATGTTCTGAGCCAGAGCAGCCTCAGTAGCAGCCTTATCCACTCCAGAGTCCCAGCACCACTGAAGCACTTCAGCCTCAGTCACATTGGCATAGGGAATCGAAGGAGTCCCATCCCATGAGCAGGTGGAGTAGATCGAAGCAGTGAAGTCTCCGTCTACAGCAGTAGCAGTCCAGTGGGCTGTGGTGATAAAACCGTTAGAGGTCTTGTGGTCACATTGAGTGATCTTCCAGGTCGTGATCATTTTAAATCTCCTTATGCGTTTGCAATCGTGGTAACAGTTCCAGACGATCCTCGATACTTTAATGCTCCGCCTTCAACATATAGAAGTCCTCCACCAGAAGGATTAGATGAAGGAACAGTTGAAGCATTAGCAATAAAAAGAGTTCCAGTTGAATTAAGTGTCATCGCCACGCTGCCGCCGTTCGCCCAGTCGTGCGTCAGCGCAGAACCGTTGCTTGTGATGGTGTAGCCGTTGGATACGCCGCTTTGACCGAAACGCACCACGCTACCTGAACCGGCCCCGATAAGGGCATCAATTCGATAGCCTGCGTCACTGGTAGTCCCCACCAACAGGTTTCCACCCGAGGTAATCCGGGCGCGTTCTGCGTTGTTGGTCTGAAGTGCAAGCGGGTGGTTTGTACTGGTGCCTACATAACCCATTCCACCGCCGTTGACCATTTCAGTCCGTGTGGTGCCATCTGTACTGCTGACGTAACCCTTAACGTCAAGAGTGCGGCTCGCAGTGGTTTGGCCGATAGCCAAATTCCCACTCGCATCAAGCGTCATCGCCTGCGTGAAAGTGACGATGTTTCCTGCTGTGCCGGAGGGGGCGATATTCCAATAATGCGCGCCGCTTCCTTGGATGTATTGAGTTGCTGCTGCTGTAGCAATGTACTTGGCGCCTACCCCATCAAAGTAGGCGTTATTTCCAAGATAACTAAATGCGGACAACTCAGACAAAGCAGTTCTTGTTGAAACCTGCAAAGCCTTGTTAGAACTACCCCAAGCACTCGGCGTCACCCCGAGGCCGAGGTTGCCGGAGGAGTCGAGAGTCGCAACAGTGCTACCGGCTTGTTGAATTAAGAAGATGCTACCGCCTAACACATTGGTCGCATCAATGTTCAAGAAGAAGTTGCCAGAAGCGGCTTGGAACTGATGAACAACACTACTGTTGGTTTGTTCAAACCGCAGATTGGGCGTAGTTGACCCGCTAATGTGCAGTTTTGTTGCAGGCGAACTCGTCCCAATGCCGAGGTTGCCGGAGTTGGTCATCGTAAGGCGGTTGGTGCCGCCTATAAAAATAGAAAACCCATCATTAGAAACAGCGGGGACATAGTTGTAGAAATCAACCGTATTGCCGCCAACAAGACTGCCATTCAAGCGCAAATTAACAGTGCCTGCGGTGTATAACTCTAATCTTGCACCGGGATTACTCACCCCAAACCCCACATTGATCCCACTTGCCGTGTATAGGCTTGTGGAGGTCAGGCGCATGGCTTCGGAGCCGTTGATTTGGAACATGACCGGGAAGTTGCCTTCCGAGCCAATAGTCATTAGTTCCGTACCGGCATCAAGAGCAATCGTTGCTCTTGCTACGCCTGCGTTGTTTCCAAGACTGATGGTTGAAGCCCGTCCAGAGGACACTGCCGAGCCAATCCGGAACAATGCCGCAGCGCCTCCAGTAGCCTGAAGCAAGTTCGTCCCATCAAAGACAAGCGCACTCCCCGTGGTCAGCGCAGATGTAGACGATGCATACACCACACCGTTTGCGGTGAAGGAGGTCAGCCCCGTACCACCGTTGGTGGTGGCGAGGATTCCCGTCACGCCAGTGCTCAGAGGCAGTCCAGTGGCGTTGGTAAGAGTTCCAGACGAAGGAGTGCCCAGAGCACCACCGTTGACCACGAATGCACCAGAAGAGCCCGTATTGACTGCCAGAGCCGTTGCAACACCGGTACCAAGTCCCGAGACTCCAGTAGAGATTGGAAGGCCCGTAGCATTCGTTAAAGTGACTGCTGAGGGCGTACCGAGATTAGGAGTGGTCAGGCTAGGAGAAGTAGCCAGTACGATACCACCAGAGCCAGTGACGTTCTGACCAAGTGCAGTAGCGACACCAGTGCCAAAGGCAGTGATGCCAGTACCGCCATTAGCCACACCAAGAGTGCCAGTAACGCCAGTCGTCAAGGGCAAACCAGTGGCATTGGTGAGCACAGCAGCAGACGGAGTACCCAGGTTAGGGGTCGTAAGCGATGGCGAGGTAGCCAACACAATACCACCAGAACCCGTTACATTCTGCCCTAAAGCAGTTTGTACACCCGTACCCAGAGAAGATAAACCAGTGCCTCCGTTGGCAATAGCCACCACACCAGTCACGTTAAAAGCAGTTCCACTAACGTTACCAGTGACGTTACCTGTTAGATTACCAGTAAAACCACTAGAAGCACTAGCAGTCGTGAAAGCACCAGTAGAAGGTGTAGTAGCACCAATGGTAGTACCGTTGATGGTACCACCAGTGATTGCTACAGCACTAGCTTCTTGGTTACCCAAAGAACCCACTAACTTAACAACAGCAGCGGAATTGTCCTTGGTATAGACTTTCTTATCCGTTACGTTGACAGCTAGTTCACCCTTCACCAAGTCCCCAGCAGCGGGGACAGCAGAAGCAGTGCTACTATTCTTAGTGATTAGAGTTGCCATTTAAGCTCCAAACTTGTTTTCATACCATTGTTGTAACGGGGTTGCTACATCCCTAGGAGTCTGGGGCATGTAGGCATTGTAGTATTGTTGCACCGCAGCATAGTAATCAGGGCCAAACTGCGGAGTAGTGGTTCCGATCCTTGTGTCTGATGGAGGCAGAGTACCTACGCCAGTGCCTGTACCAGTTCCTGTTGTTGTGCCTGCTCCTGACAGAAGACCACCTAAACCACCGAATAAACTCAACAGTTTCAATAAATCAGCAGCGTTTAAAGTGCTGGTATCTTTCTTGGTTGTGTCTGTAGTCTTGGTAGTATCTGTTGTTGTGGTTGTCGTAGAAGTCGGAGGAGTCGTAAGAACAACCGGAGGAGTTACGTCTGGTTTTGTTGGAGTCTTGTTATGACTCAATACTCCCTGACACACATAAGTATGGGCATTGTCAATGGTAATAAATACCACCGGGCCTTCGTCAAAATCTTCAATAGACTTAACAACTTTACCACTAACAATGTCACCAGCCTGTAAGTCTTTAACAGTAGTCCAGTTATCAACTGAAATAAAGAACTTATGATCTAAACTACCAATAAACTCAGAATCATCAAAAGAAACTTTTACACGTTTTACTTTAGGAATAATTTCCTTGTAGATAACAGGATAAACACCCCACTCAAGCGTGTGCTCGTGTTGAGTAAGAACCTTATCACCTATTTTTAAGTCTCCTGCTGCTTTGTGAGTTTTATCTGAAAGCATAACCTGCATTTCAGGTGCAGGACAAGTCTTTGTATCTTGTACTACCACTGTTTCACCGGTAGTAGGAATACCACCAGTACCTAAAGGAATAGGCGGTAAAGTAGTAGTGTCTGTCGGTCTTTTTGTTGTTACTTCTACGGTAGAATCAGGAGTAGTAGTTCCTAAAGTTGTTCCTAAAATTGTGCCAGATAGTGTACCTAAACCACCCGGAACTGTGCCAAGTGTGTTTGAAACAGTAATAGGAACAGTTTGATCTACTTTTTTACTCGTATCTGCAGTATCTGTTGTTTGCGTAGTATCAGCAGCTTTAGTTACATCTCCAACGGTAGTTTCGCCAGACAAAGTGCTTCCAAGACCGGCACCAAGTAAAGAACCCGCACCAGCAGAAAATAAACCAGTAGTAGGAAATTTAGAACCAAGAACACTAACTAAATCAGAGGTTCCTAAAGTACCTCCAGTAGCGGCTCCTGTAGCAGCCCCCGTAGTAGCTGCTGTAGTTCCAGTATTTAAAGTTAATCCAGCAAAGTCAGCAGCAAGTTGTGAAGCAGAAGTACCTAACAGCGCTTCTGAAGCAATTGAACGAGCAGTAGCGGAAGGAACGCCACTGTCAATAAGAGCGTTGATAATAGTTTCTTTAGTAGCTCCGTTAGCTGCTAAATCAACAGCAGTTTTACCTGCTGTGTAGGCTGCGGTAGGAAATAAAGTCTCAATACCGTAACTGCCAAGGCCGGAAATAACAGCAGATTTGACCGCATCTGCAACAGTTCCACCACGAGCTAATGTTGTTGCCCCAGAACCTGCTGCAAGAGACAAAGGCGTAGTTAACAGCTTTGCACCATAAGGCCCAAGAACAGCGGCTCCTGCAGCAGCCATCAGAGTATTAACTACTGGAGAAAGATAACCAGCACGCTTATACTCTTCTTGAGTTTGATTAAGAACTTCTTCTCCTGATTGATTGTAAACCTTTACACGTCCATCAGAAGTAAATTCCTGTGCTAAACCGTCAGAATACACATTCAATGTGCGTCCATCAGGAAGCGTAACTTGCTGCATTGTAGCAGCACCTTCTGCTAATTGCAAGTTCTCAGGAGAGTTTAAGAAATCAGTTGCTTCTTTGATGTAGTCCTGAATCTTAAAACCAGCAGCAGGAGCAGCTTCAGCAGTAGTCGTAGTAGCCGGTGCTTCTTCAGTTGTCGTTACAGTCGGAGCCACAGGAGCCAACAAATCAGTAGCAATATTCTTAAGTGCTTGCCAGTCAGAAGGACTTTGTTTGCCTAACTTTTCTTCAACAGCACTCAAGATTTCTGCATCAGAAAACCCCTGATCAAGAAGACTATTGTAAGTTTGTGCCTTTTCTTTTGGAGTAAAGAACTCAAGATTATCCGGTAACTTGATTTTACTGGGTGGCGTGACAAACGACTGGGTAACTTGAGGTTGTTCGACACCTGCAGCTTCTTTTACAGGTGCAGACTCAATAAACGGATTAGCTTCTATGTTAGAAAAAGTTCCAGTAGAAGGTTCAGTTGCTACGGTTTGTGCTGCTACTTGTTGAGTAGCTGGGGCAGGTTCAGAAGCAACAGCAGTAGGAGTAAAGCCAAACTCCGTGGCTGCTCGGTTGTAGTCAGCCAGCGTGTAGTTAGTTCCTAGTCCCTGATTCAAAAAGGACAGAACTGTAGTAGGAGCAATTCCATTATTGATTCCAGTTTGTAATGCAATCTTAGTTGCTAAACTATCTACAGACGGATTTTGACCTGGCTCAAACGAAGTACCTAACTTAGCGTTAGCTTCACGATAGATATAGTTTACAAACCAGTTCATTATGGCTTCCTATACAATTCAAAGGTGTTAATAGCACTCATATCAGAAGCTGCTTCAGACTCACAACGAACCTGATCGCCTTCTTCCAAGACAATATAAGCCCCTCCATCAAACTTTAAATATTGACTAGGACTTAGTGTATAGTTATCTAAAACTTTAACTTCTATGTTTGTGCTTTTATCGTACCAAAAGACATCAATCGTCTTGTTGTTACCGCTATGGTTAACAATGTAACACAAATTCCACAGAGCATAGTAACCCGTAGGAACAGTGTAAACAGTAGTCTTAGTAGCGGCTGTTAGGTTGTTACCTACGGATATTTGTCTCATTCTTCGTCTTTCTTAGCAGGACGACCACGCTTAACAGGTTCAGAAGTAACTTCTTCTTTAGCTTCTTCTTCAATCTTAATGTAGTCAGGATGCGTCAGCATTGCCTTGATGTCGTGTTCCAGCGTAAATGAATACACGGAACCAGAATATTTGCACATGAATTTCATATCAACCTTTCTCATATTGTAACCCGTACAGTATGAAAAAGGCCAGCCCCGAAGGGCCAGCCTCTTAAGTTACTTAGGCCGGAACAGCCAGAGCAACAGCAGCACCGTCACGCAGTTCATCGCAGCCGAACAGAACGTCAGCCGTGAACAGCGTACCCAGGTACTCTTGCTTGTACTGGGTCTGCGTGCGAACACCCATCTGCTCCACCAGAACCGAGAAGTCCTTGTGAGCCAACAGGCAGATACGGCAAGCAGTCGTGCCCGAGGTCGTGTCAGCATTGCTGGTCACGAACACAGGGATACCGTACACATTGCCGATTTCGCCATTACGAATCGTGTTAGAAGCACCAGTCTCACCCACGAAAGCCTGCTCGGTGAAACGAGCGATGCCCATCAGGGTGTTACGGGTAGACGGGGGAACGATCAGGAAACGACCGTCCATCGGCACATCCTGGTCGTCCAGACGCTGGATCGATCGA